CGATGTGTCCCATGTCAGCAATCGCATATCTCCGACACGCTGTGCCCATTCGTAAGCCATGTGTACTATCAGTCCAATGGATCGAGTCTTGAATTCAGAGTAGCAATGCTCCAAGAACTGACGCACATGGTCAGGAGTCCACACCACCTTCCGCGACTGCTCACTGTACATGTCGATACCCTTCCATGGATTGGAAGTAACATGACCAAACTTTATGCCATATGAATACACCTTGCGTATAGCTGACACAGTGCGGTTAGCGTACGTCACACCGCGTTCACACAATTGTACATACAATTCTTGAGCCATGGGATGAGTCACTTTCTGATACTGCAAGAGACCGAAACGCTTTCCTCTTAGGGACATGTCTAAAAGATTGGTTAATTGATATTGATATGCATTCTTGGAAATGTCGCTAAGCCTCTGATAATCAAGGGAATTTAAATATAACTTAACTAGCCCATCAACACTCTTGTCGGCAGTCAAATCTTTTTCTTGCGCATCTCTCCATGCATCTAGTCTGGCGTTGAATCTCTCTGCTTGGTTGAACGCAGTCTCTTTGCGGTCAGCTAGATACTGACGCTCGACTACGCCTGCATCGATAGCATCCTGCGGTGGGTTGTATCGCCACCGCTTTCTGCCACCACGTTCTATCTGTTGTACATAACGAGGTTTCATAACTTCAATACGTCCTTAGCTTCTTTGCGCAACTCTTTGATTTTACTAGGGCTTACGCCCTTGTAATCCGCCAGTAGTTGCAGGGCTTCTTCAAGCTTAGATGTGATCTGTTGTTCAGACCATCTTGATTTAAAAAACTTAGATAGCACTACGCTCACGCATCCTCCTTTCAAGATCTATGATTGCGGCACGTACAGACTTGCCGACACCTTCGGCCAAACTGTCCGTGGATTTCGCTGTCCATCTACGGGTGTCACCTACATACATCACGGACACCCTGTTGTTTTGCATGAAGTTCATCAAGCTAACGTCACTTCGCTTACGCTCTTCAGCCATCTCATGTAGGTCACTCATACATCATGCACTCCGAGATTGTGTTGTGACCAATGATCTTAGCCGCTTCATCTAGACGCACTCGCATATGCTCAATCTGTTTACACTTGCTATCAATTCGGTCAAGCATCAGATCAATCCAATACTCAGTTAGACTACCCTCACTTTCTTTAGCGATCTCCTTCAATGCTTCAATGATGTCCTCGTCTGAATAATACTTATTCATTTTTGTTCTCCTTCTGAGAGTTCATGTACTGGGTGATCCGAGCGGGGATCACAAGGTTGTTGTCGCAATAGTCGCAACACTCCCCACTGTCAGCCAGTGGAGATGGGTTAGCACCCATGCCGTAGAAAGAATCACCACAAAGGATGCATGTATTCGTTTCATTGATGTCGTTCATAGAACCACTCCTCTTCGCTTCACGTTTACGATCAACATGGGTGACAGGGCGCAGTCTTTGCGCACTATGTTTGTGTACAAAATTCCTACGCCCCATCTCACTCACCTCTTACTTAATACGCAGGAAGACATACTTGCCTTGCTTTTCAGGGTGCATGTAAAGGCTGTACTTACCTTTCATGTATGCAGTACCTGCCGCACCAATACGTTGGCGGTATTCTTTGTTTAAAACAAACCAGTCACCTACCTTCATACTCTCAAATAGAATCTTCCAGTTGGACGATTTACCACGTGCATGTTTACGACGAGGTGCAGTTTTATTACGCTCAATTTTAATTAACTCAATCATGATAGACTCCTTCGTCTGTTGTTAGAGCTAAGCATTTAGCTCTTTGGTTTTGAACAGGTCAATCTTTACTCTGACCTTGTCCAATAGGGTACAGGCTTCGTCCAATTCCTCAGACGGATGGTCACCTGTATTGTGTAATCTTTCAGACGCATCCTCCAGTAGTGCATCTACCGAAACGATTGCGAATTCTAACTGTGCTTTAGTCATCCTCTGATCTCCTCTTGCTTGCGCTCAGATTGATGCAGGTCATAAGCTTGTGCAAGTCGGATGATCTCATCACGTGCACCTTGCTTCACGCTCTCATCAGCATTGGGATTCTCCAATGCCATCATGTGAATCTTCACTGCCCACTCCCATGTGGGTGTCATGTCAATCATCATTAGAACTTTCCTCCCGTTGTATATACACAGTGTTCATCATGTCAGTGTTGCCACACTGCGGACACACTTCAATGATGATGCCTAAGTGTTCAGTGAACACCTCGTCACAAGACAGACAGTGAACTTCTAGTTCCTTGCTGTCAGACTTGCGCCCTTCATACGGATTCTGCCACGGGTAATACCCGTGCTTCCGATAGAAGTCTTCGTTGAATGATGTAGCCATAGGTTCATTTCCTGTTGGGAGGGTGACGGCTTATGCCGCCAACCCTGCGAGTTGTTGAAAGCGTTTACCCTGAACGATGTCAGAGACACGATCCTCGATACGGATCTGCTTACGTGCTAAGTCGGTATCCTCGCGGCCTGTAACGTGTGTCCCCATGTGAGTCAACACGTTGTACAAACGATAGCCTGTGTTGCCAAGCCCTGCATAGTCATTCCAAATGCGAGCGAATTCCTCGACAGATTTTTCGTTGACCTTGATGCCAGACGCAACACGATAGGTCGCTACCTCTGATCGAGCGAAGGCGATAGCCTGATCCTTGGTGACTGCTGTTCCCATCATCACCTTGTAAAGCTCCGCCTCATTCTCCAAACGAGATGGATACTCAGCGACAACAGCACCAAGCTTCTCTGGATCAGAAAGCATTGTATGCTTTTGCTTGACAGTCAGACGCTCACCGACAGTGACCATGCCATTGGTGCAAGCGAGTCGCATAATCATGCAACGAATGTCACGACGAAACGTCATGTCATGTGAGTCGATGATACGCATCTTCATCTGTGTGGCTTCGCCAACGATACGATCATAGTTATATTGTTTAAATATAATGTCAGCGGAGAATGCCGCACCACGATCCGCAACATTGAATCGAATCTGTAAGTTCGATGTGTCAATGCCGGACTGATCCACACCCTCACAGAATGAGTCCCACATGTGAGTGTAGTTCACTGGGTTATGATTCTTGCCAGACGGCTTATCGTTGATAAGCTGATCCGTGTTTGGATTGACGATCCAATACTGGTCGGGTACTTGCACACCGTTGCGGTATACAGGCTCACGAATAGGATCGAAGTCCAGTTCAACAGGTAAAGCAGTCAGGCCATCAAAGTTTTCGTATTTCATAATGTGTTGCTCCTAAAGCAAGTGATTGATTTGTACTTACAAATATTAACCTAACGAAACAGCGTAGTCAACTGCTGTTTCACAATCAGCGAGTGACATACTGTCAGACGCATCGCTGTCAGCGACAGATCGTAGCTTGTCTATGACAATGTCAGTAGCATCACTGACAGAGTCACAGTTATCTACATAGAATGTGTGGTACGAAGCCACAGCAATTTTGTATCTACTCATTTACGGATACCTCTGTAATTTCATAATCGTTCATTCCAATACAATCAATTAGATTGTCCGGGTCTTCGAAACAGAAATAATCTTTGATGTTTTCGTTTGATATCCCATCAGTTTTAGATAGGTCAAATCGGTAACGTATGTCGTCATACACATCAGGATCAAAATCATCTAACGTGAAGCTGACTTCACACTTCATCTTTACAGTAATACGCTTACTCATTGTCATTCACCGTAGCGGAAACAACCCGCCCCTTCTTTACTTCAGCTACTGAGTCATCTTCAGAGATAACTCCCGTGTAATCATCACTCTCGATTTGTTCAACCGCATTGCTCAGCGATGACGCTTCAACAGTATATGAACGCAGTATAATTACTTCTTGTGTAATTACATATTCATTTGGTTCTTTACTGGCGTAATACTCAGCCATATATTCTGGTTTGTACTCCATAGTTAATTTCCTCCAGTTATGGAAAGTAAAATACGAGTGGCTGTTTCAGCCACCCAGATTGTGCCGAAGAATAGGAAAGCTCCGGCCAATGCGTGAACAAGCCTTTTTACGAAGGCTGTTCTGATGTTAGGTTCATCATCAAGATTCACACTAGACTCCAACTGCAATCGCTTCAGGATTATCTACGATAAAGGGATTGTCAATATCCTTGACAGCCTTACCCTTGGCTCGTAAGCCAATGATAACAGCACCCGATTGGACATTGTCAATGTCTGACTTGTCACCGTCAATGACGACACGCCCCATGAACTGACTAGGCAATCCATGTCTGAAGACTACGGACATTGGAACATCTTTGTTGATGGCTTCGTGTACTTGCTTCGCAAATTCAGCACTCGCACTGAAGCTGAACATCAGCTTGTAGTTAGGCGGAGTCCGGCCAATGCGATGCGGTAGCTTCGTGTAGTCGTAGAAGAACGCCTCAGCAAACTCACCACCTATGTCTAGGTGATTCTCCCATGGGATATCAGACACAGTGTTCAATCTGAACACAGGCTTCTTGCCTTGCTTCTGACATAACTTAATAAAGTTATGCATCTCGTGACGAAGTTTCGTCAGGAAACTGTCTGGATCAGACAGCCACCAATCAGTCTTGGCTTGTCTAGATTCTTGGACGGAGTCCATGTTGCCACGGCCTGACGTATTCAAGCATGGCTCTTTGCACATAGCGAGATCTTGTGCAGGACAGATGCGCTTGTGAGATGGACGCATCGACAACGAAGCGATACGAACCTGATCATTACCAAGTATCGACTTGGTAGACTTAGCAATCTTGGGATTGCCACCATTTGTATTTAACAAATCCATCGTTCATTTCTCCAAGATAAAAAGAACCCCACCGAAGTGGGGTCAATGAGGGAACTTGTATTAGCTAGCCTTAGCTAGCTTCCGATTGCGATTCGACAGTATGATCTCAACATTCGCTTGAATGTTTTGGATGTTGGACATACTCCACCAGTCGCCAGTGTGTTGCTTTGGAAAAGCATACACATTCGCTGTCACTCTGCCGAATGTATCGAGTACAACTCGATCTGCGTAGTGGATTTCATCCTCAGTCAACTCAGCATCGACAAAGGACGAAGTCCAATACGGATTGTATGTCACTGGTATTGAGTACAATACCTCCCACTCTCCATAGTTAGCAGGACGAATCTCTCTGCCACGGAATGGCTTGAACCGTAAGGTATCAAGCAATGTGCCACGGATAAACGCATGGACATTCTTGACACGCTCTTTGAGCACACGCTGTCGCCCTGCTTCGTGGACTACAAACTCAGCATGGCCCAAGACCACAGTCTCAGCATGGCCGAGTACATACTTGGACTCAGCATCACGGACACTCCACTTGCCGTTATTCAAATTGCGATACACTTCTACTTTCATGGTGACCTCCATTTGGTCGGTGTTGCCGTTTGTGTTATTCCATTAGAGACACAGATAAATCTCACTGTCAACCCCCCTTTAGAGGGGGTTGTTTTAGTGACGAACATTCGTCAGTAGTTCCTCTCAACTCGCTGACCCCACCACGCATCCCACATGGCATCCCACAGCCCAAGCTCATTGCCTAACGAACCTAATGTGATGGACTCACGGTCGAGGTCACGGTAACGCAACTCGGCAGAGTCACGGTCAGCGTCCGAATGAAAGTTATCCTTAGATAACTTGTACTGATACCACTCAGTCAGGTTTTTAACCTGAACGAAACGGTCGATGATTACTTTCTTTTCACGCTTGTTCATGGCTTACGCCTCCTCTCCGAACACGGCTTCCCACTCCTCTGGAGTGACACCAGAAATTAAAAACTCCCTGTCATCAAGACATAGTTCTGGCATGGCATCTTGTATGAGCGCAGTGCCACGTATCCATGATCTGAGTTGATACTCAGAGACTGGAATATCTCTGGTATGTTCAATACCAGTTAATTTAGAAGTCTTAGTTACTAACATTGTAATTTACTCCGTAAATTTGGGGCATAAAAAAGGGGACATAAGTCCCCTTGCACAATGCTAAGTCTTTACGACTTAGCTTCCAGAAGATCGATAACCTTATCGAAGATAAGATCAACATCCAGATCGTTCTTACGAACGATGTCAGCCAATTTGATAGCTACGCTATCTTCTGTCCATTCTGCCTTTGGCAGATCTTGCGACGAAACTTCGTCAGTAGCTTTCCCCTTTGGGGAAGTCTTAGATGTCTCAGTCTTCGACTGAGTAGGCTTCGACTTGCCCTTTCCACCTTTAGGTGGAGTCTTAGGCTGATCTGCTTTCAGCAGAGAGCGGTACTGATCCGTAAGGATCTTTGCTGAAGTCGAAGACTTCATCTTGCCATCTTTGATGGCAGTCTGGATTGCATCCCAGTTTTCAGCCAACTTCATCAGGACATATCTGTCCTGACGGGAGATCACTTTCAGTGGAGTTTTCTCCACTTCCTGACCAAACACTTTGTCAGACTCATAGAGTCTGCGAGTGTCCAAAATGACATCTCCGATGTCTTTCATCTCTAAGAGATGTTGACGCTGAGTCTTCTGAATCGCTGTAAAGCGATTTGCGGCCTTAGTCTGACGATCTGTAAGATCGTTATGCTCATTTGAAACTGACACTTTAGTGCCAGTTGAAGCAAGGACTCTCCGCTGACGGCCTTTGGCCGACTTGCTTTGCTTAGCCAACTTGTTGGCTGAATTGTTGTCAAAATCTACGATTTGAGCAGTGTTTTCTGAAGCGTTCATTTTGCTTTCCTCTATCTATTTGTTTCATTATAAAGAGGATTTTTATTCCCCTTTCACTTTAGTTCAAGGGGTAAAAATACTCTATGAAACATAATAGATGAGAGTCTGGTCGGCTGTCAACCCCAAGTCCCTTACAAATACATGCCAACATCTACGATGTTGTCATTAGTATTTGTTAAAGGGGGTAGTGGTTCTAGTGACGAAGTTTCGTCAGTAAAATTGATACAAAGTATCAATGTTTGTAAAAGATGCATGGATTGTCACATAGTGACAAATCTCTCAGTTTTCCTAGTCGATGCCTCTTCTTTCCTATCAAATGATATTAAATCATTTGTTTTGAGTAGCTAAGTTGTTGAATTCCATAGGAATTACCTGTGCAGTGTGGATGCATAATGCATGATCACAGATACACACTGCGCAATGCCTGCATTATGCGGTCAGGTAGCACGATCACGAGCGGGGGGCGCATGGGCCATGGGGGGTCTAGGCGTACGTTATATATGTACAGCTACACAGAAGTGGAAAATTGAGCCGTTAACCACTATGAACACACACCGATTCTGTGTATTTCTAGGATATAAATTAAACCATCGTTATAAATCAATGACTTACAAACAAAAGCGTAAGGACATTTAAACTGTAACACTATATATACCCTTGACAAGGTATATGTAACTGAGTATAACTACGTCCGTAGGACATACATATGATATGCGTTCAGTGCCTTCGGCCCTTCACCAGACTAAATTCTAAAAAACATAAACAAATGCCTACACATCATATGTTATTTATGATATAATCTATCCGTGCAATTCTAATAACTCCTTGACAATTTTATAATTACGAATATAACTATATGTACCGTTCTGTATTTCCCCCGCGAGAGCGGCTTTTGGAGAAAGTTTATATGTGTCTAGAGAAAGATAAGTCTCTGGACACTCTTCATATTCCACATTCTGATGTATTTTTTGTAAGAGAAGCGTTAGAATATAGGTTTAATTGCGAGCTATCGCTTGAACAAGTTGAAGAATACATGAAAGAGGCTGGCTGGACAGATGGCAATACCAGAAAGAGTTAAGAATAAAATGAAGGAGGAGGGTCTTGACGGCGTAAATAAACCGAAGCGAGATCCCGATCACCCAACGAAGTCACACAAAGTAATGGCTAAGGAAGGGGATACATACAAATTTATTCGTTTTGGTCAGCAAGGTGTAAAGGGTGCAGGCAAATCGCCTACATCTGAAAAGGATAAAGCACGTAAGCGTAGCTACTATGCGCGACATAATGCACAAGGTAAGCCGACAAGTAAGTTGTCAGCTAAGTATTGGTCTCATAAGGTGAAATGGTGATGGCTAAAAAAAGTAAGGTAGATCTCGATGGGATCTTTTAGCAAAGGCGGGTATGTCAACTGCGGTGCATCTGTACCGGGAACACAGAAGAAAGGATAATTTTAATGTCTCCATCAATAGCAATCAGAATTATGCGGTACGCCGCCAATAACGGTACACAAGCCGCCCGAGAAAAATTCGGTGCGATGATGTACAACAACGCACTCGGCGCAACAAAAGGAAGTGATGCAACAGGAAAAATGATTCGTAAGTCTTTGCAAACTCTTGCGGAGAAATCTAACGAAGCGGCGAAGAATATTCCTAAACCTGTGCGTGATATGATGTTGCCTAGAGGAACTAAAGATCTACCGAAGAAAACGGGTTCAGAGATTCCTAAACAAGTAAGAGACAGGATGATCTCTAAAGAGCAGGATGCTCAGAATAAAAAAGATGCTAAACTCAAAACAACAAATAAAGCAACCTCCGGAACTAAAGCTGGTGTAGAGCAATCAATCAAGACAGCTACAGATAAAGCAAACTCAGCGGTAGGTAAAGCTAGCTCTGTTCTTCGTGGCGTAGCTAAAGTAGGTGGAGTAGTTGCTTCTCTACTTGCATCAGATAAAGCGGACGAGGGTGGCGACAAGATTCCCGCAGGGCGCAGAGATGAATTCGTAAAGAAGAAGGATGCAGAGCGCAAGCAAAAAGAAGCTGATGCTGAGTATGTAAAGAAAAGACTTGCGGAGCATAAGGCGAAACAACAAAAACAAGAAACCAAAAAAGAGAAGCCCAAAACAGAAAATAAAAAACCTGCTACTAAAAAGTCTTCAACTAAGTACCATGATGTCAGCCCAGCAGAAGCGGAGGCAGTCAAAAAGAAAATGACCGACGCGCAAGTGGCTAAGCGTAGAGAACAATTACGTGCACACAACAAACGGATTACTGCAATGACTCCAGCGGAGCGTAAAGCTTATCGGGAGAGTGAAGCAGGTAAAAAAGGCGTACTACTAAAAAATCAAGGCGGTGTCATTAAAGCAAACTGTGGCGCATCCATGAAGCCAACACAGAAATCATCACGAGGAAATTAATAATGCCAAACCAACGAGTGCCGATGGAAAAACCAGATCTTCCCGAAGCGTACGAAAAAGAGTATACTGAAGCTGATATGGAAATATTATCGCAACGCCTTATTGACAAATATGGCACGGACAATCCAGCAGAACTGAAATCCCGTATTGTACAACGCGGACTTCAAGAGATGCAGAAAAAAGAGGGTCGTCCCGGTATGAAAGATGGCGGCATGGCTAAAGGTAAAGGCGGTAAGTCTTATCAACACAACTATGCTACTGGTGGATCTGTGACAGATCATCTGGGTGCATCAAGAGGACATCCAGCAAATAGGCAGGGGCCAATATCTGTACAAGCAATGACAGCGCAAAATGTTTCTCCTTTAGACGCAACAAAACGTAAGAAGTATGGCGCTTAACGTAACACGCCCTAGTAGATTTAAAAGCTACACAAATCATTGTATTGTTGATGGTACACAAGTAGATGTGTACACTGTGCCAGCGCACACTGTCGCTTATCTAAGTTTGATCTATATTGCAAATACAATTTCGCAAACATCTGATATTTCTATTAATTGGTATGATTCTTCAGCTACTGACACAATCAAACTTTTGGGAAGTAAGAATTTAACTGCAAACGATTACTTGCAGTTAAGCGGCGCTTTCTTCGTATTGGAGGCTGGAGATATTATTAGGGCCACAGCGAATAATACATCAGGTGGTGCAACACCTCATGTAGATGTTGTTGTCACCGTAGAAGAGGTATTTTTACCAAATGGCTAAAGGTGTAAAACATTATTATCGTGATGGTACAGAACACACTGGTGCTACGCACAAAGATCCCAAAGGTAAATTAATGTCTGGTGCTAGACATACAAAGAATAGTAAATACCTGTATCACTTAGATGAACTATCAAAGACAGCACAGAAAAAAGCAAAGCCTATGAAAATGGCTAAAGGTGGGAGCACTGTTAATGCATCAGGTAACTATACCCAACCGGGATTACGTAAACGCATATTTGAGCAAGTTAAAGCTGGTGGAAAGGGCGGTGCGCCCGGACAGTGGTCGGCTAGAAAAGCTCAACGAGTTGCGTTATTATACAAACAACAAGGCGGCGGATATAAATCGTGAAGGCACCACAAAAATCTCTAAATGCATGGACCAAACAAAATTGGCGTACCAAGAGTGGCAAGCCATCTACGCAAGGCCCGAAAGCTACCGGGGAGCGTTATCTACCGGAGAAAGCTATCAAGGCTCTTTCGGCCAACGAGTATGCCGCTACTACGAAAGCCAAGCGCAAGGGCACAGCCGCAGGCAAACAATTTGTGGCACAGCCTAAGACTGTGGCTAAGAAAACAAAACAGTATAGGAAAGTATGATGGCCCGCACATTAACGGATAAACAACAGAAGTTTTTAGATGTGCTATTTGATGATGCGCGAGGAAGCCTTGTCGAAGCTAAAAAATTAGCTGGGTATTCTCCGACACATCACACAGGCTCAATCGTTGAATCACTTAAAGAAGAAATATTAGAACGCACCAACATGTACCTCGCTGGCAACGCTCCTCGTGCGGCCATGGCTATGGTTGGCGCACTAGTTGATCCTACTGAATTGGGTATCAAAGAAAAAATGGTAGCCGCAAAAGAAGTCATGGATCGCGTAGGGATTATTAAATCTGAGAAGGTACAAGTCGAAGCAATAGGCGGTGTGATGCTACTTCCACCGAAACGTAGTGAGGATGACGACTAACCGATCAGCAGGAAGGTGGATACTTCCACAACCTGAGAATGTAATTAAAGATGAAGACTTCTTACCAATACCAAGGATAGCTAGAACAATCCCTTTTGGTTATCAAGAAGATCCTGAAGACTCAGACATGCTACTGCCTATACCTAGAGAACTACGTGCTCTAGAAAAAGCAAAAGAATATTTACAGCAGTATAGTTATCGTGAAGTTTCGCTGTGGCTCGAAAAGCAAACAGGACGAAGCATTTCACATGTGGGACTCAAAAAGCGTATAGATAGTGAGCAATCCAACAAAAGACGAAGTGCAACTCTCCGCGAGTGGGCCAGAAGGTACAAAAAGGCAATCGAGCAGGCGGAAAAAATCGAGCGCGAAAGGCTCGGCGCAATCCGCAAAGAAAGCGAAGACGCAGAGCCAGCCGTCGATAGAGATTCGTGAGGACGTTCACGAAGCCCCAGAATTTGAACCGATTCGCCCAGAAGAGCACAATGTAATCTTTAAGCCAAATGCCGGTCCTCAGACTGAGTTTTTGGCATCAGGAGAAAGGGAGGTGCTCTATGGAGGTGCCGCAGGCGGCGGTAAGTCTTATGCTATGTTGGCTGACCCGCTACGATTTATGGGACACCCATCCTTTAGCGGGCTACTCTTACGCCATACTAATGAAGAGCTAAGAGAACTCGTTTGGAAATCACAAGAGATGTACCCAAAGATCTGGCCCGGAATAAAGTGGTCAGAAAGAAAAATGCAGTGGACTGCCCCTTCAGGCGCTCGGCTGTGGTTTTCGTATTTAGACAGGGACGAAGACGTTATGCGTTACCAAGGTCAAGCCTTCAGTTGGATTGGCTTTGACGAATTGACGCAGTGGAATACTCCTTTTGCTTGGGATTATATGAGATCTCGTTTGCGGAGCACTGCACAAGATCTGCCCATTTATATGCGAGCAACAACTAACCCCGGTGGTCCCGGCCATCAGTGGGTAAAGAAGATGTTTATTGATCCTTCCCCTCCGGGGAAAGCTTTTCATGCAACGTCAGTTGAAACCGGAAAGACTTTGATGTATCCTTCCGGTCACAGCAGGGCTGGTGAACCATTGTTTAAACGTAGGTTTATACCTGCAATGTTAACAGACAACCCTTATCTGTATGATCAGGGTGATTATGAAGCGATGCTCCTGTCTTTACCGGAACATCAACGCAAGCAGTTGTTAGAAGGTAATTGGGATGTTGCAGAAGGTGCCGCGTTTCCGGAGTTTAACAGAAGTGTTCACGTGTGTGAGCCTTTTGATATACCTCGTAATTGGGTTAAGTTTCGCGCCTGCGATTATGGCTACGGCTCTTATTCTGCTGTTGTTTGGTTTGCCTGTAGTCCTGATGAACAACTTATTGTCTATCGTGAGTTATATGTTAGTAAAGTCTTGGCGACTGATCTTGCAGATATGGTTCTTGATCTTGAATCGGAAGACGGTACTATTAAGTACGGCGTACTAGATAGTTCTTGTTGGCATAAGCGTGGTGATATAGGTCCATCACTGGCAGAGCAGATGATTGCTCGTGGGTGTCGATGGAGACCTTCTGATAGATCAGCAGGTTCACGAAAAGCAGGAAAAAATGAATTGCATCGGCGTTTACAGATCGATGAATTTACAGAAGATCCGCGTTTAATTATATTTGAAAATTGTGTTAACTTAGTTTCACAATTACCCAGTATACCTCTAGACAAAAAGAATCCAGAGGACGTAAACACTAAGGCGGAAGATCATTTATATGACGCATTGCGTTATGGCGTGATGAGCCGCCCTCGTTTTTCTGTATGGGATTATGACCCATCAAGCTCCCCAACGTCAGCCTTTAATGCCGCTGACTCAACATTTGGATATTAGATAATATGGAAGAGAACGATCCCATCATTGATGACGGTAACATTTCTTTAGATGATGTTACCAACTACTCGGATGAAGATCCCGCAACGCAACGCCTATTCCGTTTTGTAGAGGAAAGGTTTAGTAAAGCGGAAACAAGCCGCCGCACTGACGAAGAGCGGTGGTTGCAATCATACAGAAACTATCGTGGTATCTATGGTCCCGATGTTCAGTTTACGGATTCAGAAAGATCTCGCGTCTTTATTAAAGTAACTAAAACTAAATCACTGGCGGCATACGGGCAGATTGTTGATGTGCTTTTCGCTGGACAAAGATTCCCTCTATCTATCGAACCAACAACACTTCCTGAAGGTGTATCTGAGGCTGTCTCATTTGACCCACAGAAGCCTGAAGGAGTTGATGCAGGGGGAGGTACTGAGAAATCTGAATTGTCTTACGGCTACAAAGGAGATGGCTCAGAGGTGCCTAAAGGAGCGAGACTACGTGATGTTCTAGGCCCACTACGCAGTAAACTTGAAAGTGTAGAGAAGTTAGAAGAAGGTCCGGGAACTACGCCCACATCACAAACATTCTTCCCCGCTCTTGTTGCCGCCAAGAAGATGGAAAAGAAAATTATGGATCAGCTTGAGGAGTCAAGTGCATCCAAAAAATTACGTAGCGCCGCATTTGAAATGGCGTTGTTTGGTACTGGTATCATGAAAGGTCCATTTGCCGTAGACAAAGAGTACGCTAATTGGGACGGCGAAGGGAACTATGACCCCGTAATTAAAACAGTTCCTTTTGTAGATCACGTTTCTATCTGGAATTTCTATCCAGATCCAGATGCTGACAATATGGACGAAGCATTATATGTTATTGAGCGACATAAAATGTCTCGTTCTCAAATACGCGCCTTAAAGAAACGCCCATACTTCCGCTCTTCTGTAGTCGATTCCGTAATCGAAATGGGAGAATCGTATGCTAAAAAGTATTGGGAGGACGATCTTAACGACTATTATATTCAAAACGACATCAATCGTTATGAGGTTTTAGAATACTGGGGCGTTATTGACGTAGAAATTTTAGAAGAATCTGGAGTAACTGTTCCAGAAGAACTAGAAGGATACGATGAGCTACAGGCAAACATTTGGATTTGTAACGGTCGAATTCTTCGCGCTGTATTAAATCCTTTCAAGCCATCGAAAATACCTTACTATGCAGTACCTTACGAGTTAAATCCATATTCTTTCTTCGGTGTTGGCATTGCGGAAAATATGGATGATACGCAAACATTGATGAATGGTTTCATGCGTATGGCTGTAGATAATGCTGTGCTGTCAGGCAATCTTCTTATCGAGATTGACGAAACTAATCTTGTGCCGGGACAGGATTTATCAGTCTATCCGGGCAAAGTATTCCGTCGTCAGGCGGGCGCTCCGGGACAAGCAATCTTTGGAACAAAGTTCCCTAATGTTTCGCAAGAAAACATGCAACTGTTCGATAAGGCTCGTGTTCTCGCAGACGAATCGACTGGCTTCCCTTCGTTCGCACATGGGCAAACTGGGGTTGCTGGTGTAGGACGTACAGCTTCTGGCATTTCCATGTTGATGAATGCGGCGGCTGGCGGAATCAAAACTGTTATTAAAAATATTGATGATTACTTACTACGGCCAATGGGCGAAGCTTTGTACAGCTTTAATATGCAATTTGACTATGATCCCGAAATCAAAGGGGACTTGGAAGTCAAAGCCCGTGGCACGGAATCTTTGATGGCTAATGAAGTTCGTAGCCAAAGACTGATGCAGTTTATGCAAGTTGCGTCTAGCCCCGTTCTCGCTCCGTATGCCAAGTTCCCTTACATTATTAGGGAGATTGCTAAGTCTATGGATCTTGATCCAGATAAAGTGACTAACTCAATGGAAGAGGCCGCTAGACAAGCAGAGTTATTTAAACAAGAAAACCCACAGCCAGAAGCTGGCCCAATGGGTGTTCCCGGCGTAGCCGATACCGCAGGAACAGGAAATGGAAATATCGGCATTGGTCTAGCTCCTGTACCGGGAGAACAAGGCTTTACAGGTAATGAACAACCAACTCAACAAGGACCAACTCCGCAAGCAGTCGGTCAGTAAACTTAAAACGCTAACAAGTACAAAAAAACAGTGGGATGCCTTTTGTGATTATTTGGACATCCTGATATCCGAACAGCATACTAAGTTGGAGAAATCGGATAACGTAGTATCTGTTTATCGGGCACAAGGCGCGATTGATGTGCTTAGGTTTCTTAAATACTTAAAAGATGAGGCTGACGATTAATGTCAACATTAGGTAGGCTGGTAGCAAAACAGACCAAAGATGTCTTTGGAGATTATTTTCTTAAATCTAGGAAGTCTGTTGAGGACTCTCCGCGTGGGCAAACAAAGCCAAAGCCTGCCGCGTCTTACATTAAGCAAATGCAGAAAGAAGGTGTAGCGACTGAGGAGATGAAAGATTTAGGGTTATTAGATGATTATGATCCTAAAACTGGACCGCTTCGCAATAAGCGCATGACTAAGCAAGAACTTCTCGATGATATTGATCGTCGTCGTGAGGAAAGTTTAGTTGGTCGGTCCACCTACAGAACACGCCAAATAGTTAATACTCCTGACAATTATCAGGGGGCGAGTACCAATAAAATGCCTGACATGGAGTATGCTGGTGAACCTGCTTATGCATTTCACACGCCTTCAATTGGAGAACCAGACACATACCAAGAAATAGTTTACAGTCAGCGTGGTGGCGAGCAATCTCGTCTGCGTAAAGCTTTGGGCAGAAACCCACTAAAGATTGAGGAAGAAGACGCAATGGCGGGGCAACATTTCCCCGAAACAGATCAACTTTTTCATCTTCGCGTCAATCAAGGTGTAACGGAAGATTATGATCGAGTAACAAACATCCTAGAAATACAGTCAGATATACAACAAAGGCGACAGCGTCCACCAGAACTTGAAGAATTAAAACAGGTAGCGGCGGCAGATCCAGTTCTTCCGATGGTAGAAAATTGGGAAAAGCTGGGCGTAAAAGAAGCTATTAGGTTGGCTATCCGTAGAGGTGACAGATATGTTGCAGTTGCGCCGGGAAGAGAAATAGCCGAGTCCGTACAAGCGCGAGAAATGGTATCAGAAACTACAGATGCCATACCCATAATTGAGCGCGGAACAGATCCAATTTCGGGTAAAGAGGGGGAGCTAGTATCTTTCGAGCCGCAGGGTGTTAATATTGACGAGGTTTTTGGAAAATATATAGAGGACGCTGAAAATATCGGGGATAGCATTGGGGCAAATGCAGGTATTGACATAATCGAGGATATGACGGGTGTTTCTTCTTTTGACCCAGAAGATCTTGGAGACATAGCTAGAGACTATCTTATTGCAAAATTTTCATCGTACTCTAATAACATAGCGCCATCACATCGAGATTCGGTAGTTGCAAGAATAAAAAATTACGAAAGAAATATTTCTACCATGTTAAAAGAAGAAGGACAAGAGCCTATGACTTTTGTCGATTTCATGGAGGAATATATTTTACCTAACAACCTTAGACAAGAATTAAGCGCCCTTGATGATGAAATTATAGAACGTGGTTCTAACGCTGGATTTGATCTTACACGCCGATATCCTATCAAAGACGTTGCCGAAGAATTAAATATACCCGTCGCGGAAATTCGCAGATCTGCCGAAGTTAATGAGCCTTTGACATTATATGAAGGCGAAGGTTTTGGCGGAAGGGGCATCATACAGTTTTATGACGAAGCTTTGCTATCCCCAAAACGTGTTGAGAACTATGGTGATTTTCCTGTTGTAACAATTAAACAACGTCGGGATGGTGCATTTGGAGAACAGTTTGTAGAGACACAAGCACTTGACTTGCGCCAATACTACGTGAATCAAATACTTGGTGACGATGAAAAGAATAAACCTTTATCTTTATACTCTGCAGGAAGTGCTGGCTTACTTGCAAGTTACTTAGCAAATAAATTCGCTTTCGGGACTTCTTCTGAGAGCAAACAAAATGAGGAACCCCTAGAGATGAAATCAGGCGGAGATGTAGATCCGGTATCGGGAAATGATATCCCACCCGGAGCATTGGCAAAAGAAGTAAGGGATGATGTTCCCGCAATGCTTAGCGAGGGAGAGTTTGTTTTTCCTGCGGATGTAGTTCGTTATATTGGCCTAGATAAGCTGATGAAAATGAGACAGCAAGCTAAAGAAGGTTTAGTTAAAATGGAAGACATGGGTCAAATGGGCAACTCGGATGAGGCGGTCATTGCTGATACTGTTCCACATGAACCGATTGAAATGGCTATCGGCGGAAATGTTCCGCAATACCGTGGGCAAGAAACACCAAACTATATGAAGCCGGGAGCAGTACACACAGCCCCCAAATTCTCTGGTGTGCAACAAGGCGCTCCTCAATCTGTCTATGCACAAAATCAATTCAAAACTGTAGCGCCCATAGTACCTACAGGACAAGGTGCTGTCAACACCGGTGGGTTTAGCCCACAAACAGAGCAACAGGGAACTACTCAGTCTGTTGTTCAGCCTACAATAACACCACCTGCGCCTATGTCTTACGAAATGCGTAGATACAGAAATGCAGAAGGTAATGTAATTTATGTTCCTGTTGTCAATGGCGTTCCACAGTTTAATATCCCAGAAGGATATACTTTCCAGACCAGAATGGCAGGAATTAATGAGGCCGCTGAAGAAGCTTTAGGAAAACCCAGCACTACAGAAAGTAAAGTAGATCCAGTTATTAAAACAACAGCAGTAACAGAAAGCGGAGGTGGCGAAGGCCGCGATGAAAACGATGACGGAGGTCGTTCGGATGCAAATGCTGATCCTGTTATGGGTGTTGCTCGTGGGTTTTTAGAAGTCAATCCAAACTACACAAACGCGGCGGCAATACAAGACAATGTTAATAAATATCGTAGCGCACAAATCAAAGGATTGGTCGGTGCTGGTCTATCGCTAGCAACGGGCAACATTATAGGGGCCGCAGTTTCTCTTGGTATGATGCAGAAAAAAACAGGAGAATATCAAAACAATACTTTTAATCAATTGCCACCAGAAGTCCGAAATTTACTTTCCTACACTACAGGTAGTTCTACAGGAACGCCGTCATATGTAAAAGGCGTTACTAGTGCAAACGCACAAAAGGTATTTACTGAGTCGGTAAAAGCTGGAGCATCTCCTGCTCTTGCTACAGCTTTCGCAATTCAATCAGATGCGTTTGCGGGTACGGGCGTAGGAGATTATACTGATCTTGGGCAATTAGAACGCGATATAGCGGCTGGTAAATTCGGCGGCGGTGAAGATGCTCGTGGCGGAAAAATTGATGTAGGCGGCGGCAATGCAATGAAAGTGGGTTCAGTCCAGACTGCAATGACGGCGGACTTCCTTACAGGCTTTAGTCAGGATGACTTAGATTGGTATAATGGTACTGGCGAATATGATACCACACAAGCGG